TCTGCGGGAACGGGAACGTCACCTGTCACATATGATTATACCGTAGATGTTAGTAGTTCAGGCACTGAAACAGATATTGAATTAGGCGATACTGCTGTCAAGGTCAATGACAACGTCATATATATTAACGCTAACGATGGAGCTAATAATCCATCCATTGAGGGATTTACAGGTCTTACCGGTTTTGAGTTACAAGAGGGCACAGCAACGCCTAATTGGTATATCAGAAATAATGAAATTAGCGTAGGAGATATCTTTAGGGCTGATGGTAATACGAATACAGGAAGTTTTGCAGGTTGGGTAGTTGACCCAGATAAGCTCAAGTCCCCGACTACTGGAAATGCGTATATTGATCTTTTGTCAAATGGGTCGAAAGGGCTTAGGCTTGGAGCAGGTGCGACTTTTGATGACCTCACTCCTGACACGCAATTTACAGAATCGTTGGCTACTCCATTTTCTCCATTAACTACCACTACCCCATCGACTACGAAAACACAGGACTATAACCTTACGACAGCTCTTACAGGGTCTCCAGATTTGAGTAAGATTTTAACCCTCTCATTCGATCTTGAATCTTGGTTGGATGCGAATCTCGGGCCGAGCGGTTCGGGAGTAACTTATGAAGTTTTCCTCATAGCTAAAGTTACTTCGGGGTCATGGGAGGAACAAGAAAGGCTCTTAGATGTAACTACGATGTTAGCTGGTGCCCCATCTTCTTCCCCCGTTGTTAATACAGGCCAAGCCACTAAGACTCTGAGTTCTTATGATGAAATTGGTTTCCGACTTAAAATAACAAATAACAGGACAACAGGAGACGCAGCAGGTCAGATAAAAAATGTGACTGTAAATCAGTATCGGGTTGAAACAATTATTACCGAAGAAGGGGTTTACTCCCTCATTGCTCCAGGAAGAGTTGTTACCATTGGAGAATCTTCTGGGAGTTCTTCTGTAGTTGAACTACCTGAATATACAGCAGGGACGGGGTTATCATTAAGTTCTGGGGAATTTTCTATTGACTCCACGTTAAAATCAAATTGGGATAGTGCTTATACATTTACACAAGGTTCTGATTCTTTCAATAGCAGTGGAACATATTCAGGATTAACTGTAGGTAATGCAAATGATGCCGACACAGTAGATAATGTGCACGCTTCTGAATTCTTACGAAGTAATACGAACGATACTAAAACCTCGGGATATACTAGATTTAATGACGGGACCTCCATACAATTAGGTAGTGGGGGAGATCTACAAATGAATTTTAGTGGCTCCCATACTTATATAAGAAATTATAATCATACAAATGGTGATATTTATTTTCAAGGAGAGGATTCTCAAGGAAATAACCAGGCACTTTTCTATTTGGTTACGTCTACCTCTCGGCCATACTTAAGGTTATTTGAAAACGGAGCTGAGCGGTTAAGAACACTCTCCTCAGGAATAAGAGTATACGGCACTTCACAGGCTGATAACCACACAGATCCATCTGACATAAGGCTAAAGACAAATCTTGTTGAGCATGATCCTCTCGACATTGCTAAGCATGTGACCCTTTATAAATATAATAAAAGAGGACTATCTTATGCTCAGTATGGAATTATTGCCCAAGATATCATGAAGTATGATTCAGACTTGGCAGTTGCTTACCCTGACGAAGAGTTTGGTAGCATTTATTCACTATCTGGGTACTCTATTGCTTCTATAGCCCTATCAGGTGTAGGTAAGCTCGATTATAAGGTAGAAAAACAAGCTAAGCTAATCTCTGAGCTTGAAACCAAGATAAAAGCTTTGGAAAAGAAACTTAAGAACTTTGAATAATGGGAAGATTAGGAACAAACCCGGACAGAGATTCTATTATGGCAGAGTTTGGGTCAAACACCCGACCATCTAATGGTGGTCTGGAAGAGGCCTGGGGATTAATATTTGGCGGAACTAATTACTCCCGCGACGGTTTTTATGATGTTGGATATCCAGACGGTAGTATAACTCCCGGAACTTCTACAACACAAACGTCAGCTACCTTAGAAGGTAATATAGTGGACATGGGCCTAGACACTGAGTATCGGTTTGAATGAGGAGATGGGAACTATAACAACACTACCACATGGAAAACTGTCATAGGTAACACTGGAGATACCACTGTCTCTGAAAACATTTCAGGACTTTCGGCAGGTACTACTTACGATTATAGATTGGTTTACTATAATCCTTTTAATAGTAATTCATCTGATTGGGAGTATAGTTCAGGACAATTTACTACCCAGTCTCCACCGGCAGATCAAGGTATTTTTCTCACTCAAGCTCAGGATGAAAACCCACCGGTTCAAGTGGAGGCTTCTTGGACTAATTTAAGTTCTTCTTATCCTAGTCAAGTCGAATTTGAAGAGGGAGGTTACTCTCATTTTAAGTCTGTAAGTGCAGGAGTAACTAGCGTTTTAAGTAATGCTATTTACTATCAATCAGATAGTGTCCGAGCTCGAGTAAGACACACCTCTGGACCTAATACTTCTTGGAGTGATTGATCAAATAATGTTAACATACTTACTTCCACATAAAATTATGGCTATATCAACTTCAAATTTTACTCTAGATGACGTGTATAATGAGTTTGGTAATAATACTCAGCCCACGCACAATTCTTTTAGTGTAATACATAATAAAGTATTTGGTAATTTTGGGGAGGGGGCTAGAATTGGTAGTTTTTCAGGACTTAGTAAGCCTATAGTTTCTTCATTTTCTACATCAATAGGTGTGGGGGAGATAGATGTTTTTACCACTATAAAGACCGGGGGATTAAATGCAGAAGTTTTTATAGAGTACCAAATAGAGGAGATAGGGGAGAATCCTTTTGAGGGCGCAAATGCTATTAATAGGACATCTATACAACACATAGGTGTTGGAGATGCTGTTAGTTACGACATTACTCTTAATTTGTCCGAGAATACAACTTATTGAGTTAGAGTAAGGGCAGCTAATAGTTTTAATAATGCTGTAACTACAGAATTTAATGATTGAACAGCTTCTCAGGCGGCGAATGTTACTACTGGTCAAACCCCTCTTGCTAATGTAGATCTAATCTACGCTAAGTATAAAAATGATACAATGTATTTAGAGTGGAATTATGATGATAGTGCTGATCAATTTGAGGTTCAGTATGCGGATGACCAGACCCCTCCTTGAGAGGATAGTAGTATTTCTGGCTCTCCACAAAACTGAGGTACTACTACAAACCCTAAAACCGGGCAATTCGAGCCATCATCACCGGTAAATTACGCCAATGATTTGCAAGCTAGGATTAGAGCGGTAGATACATCTGGATCTAATGAATCTTCGTGGGTTTTATTTATTCCCCAAGAGTTATATTTTGCACCTCTTTCAAGATCTTTGTCGCAACCGGATCCTTATGATAATGAAGTGATCGGTACCTGGACAAATAATGAAACTTTAGATATTGAAGTACAGTGGCAATTATTTTCAGGAGGTTCTTGATCAAACGATGGATCCATTATTACATTATCTCCCTCCACTACACAAATAACTAGCAATTACTCAGATGGGCAAGAAATAAGATTTTTAATCAGATATGTTAATGGGAGTAATCTAGGTGAGTGGGGTGCGAGCAATTCAATTACTATGGACGTCTCCCTAAATCCACACCCTATAAATCTAGTCGCGTCTGGTGGCGCGGGAAGTTCAGTATTACTAGATTGGGACGAGCCAGAAGCGGGCACACCTGATTATTATCAAATTGAATTTGATGATGGGACTGCAACTGGATATGTTGTTTTAGAGAGTAGTTGAAGTAGCTCAAATTATATCCACCAAGCCCCTGAAGATGAGGGTCTACAGTATAGAGTTAGGTCTTATTATTCTTCTACGGGGTTTAGTGGTTGAGTATATTCTAATATTTTTGATAATAGTAGTTCAGGCGGTGGCGGGGGATCTGGCGGGCCGGACAATTTAAGCGCCTCACAAATAACTTATGAAGACCCTCTACAAGTAGAGGCAACGTGAGACAATACTTCTACAGCAAGTTTATCTATAGAATGAATAATAAACAGCGTAGCGGAACCTGAAAAAGGATTAACCTCTAATACAACCTCAGATATCTTGTTTTACCAATTTAGTAATGGAGATAACGTGCAATGTAGGGTTAGATATACAAGCGGGGACACTACATGAAGTGACCTTAGCAATAATGTTACAGTTTTTGAGCAAATATAAAATAATTTAAAATAAAGTAAAATGTATAACATAAAAATAAAAAAACTAAAATTAAAAGAAAGTGAAACCCTAGATAGTATTATAGATAGGGTTGAAATCAACGTAGAGATTCTAGGCGAGAGTTTTTCACAATCAATAAGTTTACCAGAGCCTGACCCTAATGACTTTATACCTCTAACAGAGATTACTGACGAGGTAATCAAGTCTTGAGTTTGAGATAACTTGGACCTTGATAATATAGATAGTATGCTTTTGGGCAGAGAGGTAGATAAAGCCTCTACCGCTATTAAGACAACAAATCCTGAAACATCCACGAGCTCTTATACAGTAAAAGAACATATAAAACAATGGAAAATAGATAAATCATACGTCGTTGATGATCTTTGTTACTATGAGTGAGAGGAAGAAGTCAACACTACGGACCCCGAAACCGGTGACCCGATGACAGTTACAACTGATAAGAAAAAGTTTTACCGGGTAATTCAGGCCCACACTTCACAAGCTGGTTGGACACCGAAAGACACAGCGGCCCTGTTTACAGAAATAAAGTACTTTGGAAATGAGGATGTTGTGGGATATCCGGAATGGCAACAACCTCAAGGAGCTCATGATGCTTATCCAATAGGTAGTATTGTGGAGCACAATGGGACCATATACGAGGCCGATGTTGATGCTAACGTTTGAGAGCCTCCTACACAGTGGAGCGAATATACTGAACCAGTCACATACCCGTCGTGAGAGGGTGGGATTAGCTACACCTCCGCAGATATAGTTGAATATGGTGGAGAAAATTATATAGCCTTGTCCAATCATACGTCAGTAGAGGGTGAGACTCCTGATATAGAGACTTCCCTTTGAAGCGTTTATACGGAGGGCTCTTCAAATGCATGAGCTGCGGGAACTTCTTACGTAGTAGATGATGTTGTAACTTATAATGGGACAGAATATACTTGTGTACAAGCTCATACCTCACAAGTAGGATGAGAGCCTAGTAATGTTCCCAGCCTTTGAAGCGCAGTCTAACCCTAAATACTCTTTAATAAGGCTCTCCTCAAAAAGGGGAGCCTTTTTTGTTTTAAACTGTCCTAAAAACTAGACAATACCCTTTATTTTTTATAGATTAAACTAAAATGACAACCCCAATAACCCTATTATAAAATGCCGGTTTGAAGTAACTTATTAGAAATTATACAAAAATTTACCTTTAAAAACACCCTTATTGTACTCTTATTATGTGTTATTGGGTTAGGTACCTTTTGAACGTATAAAAAAATTGACACACTACAACTTACAATCGAGGAAGCTATGACTACTCGAGATAAATATTTTGAAGAGTTTGGAATAGACGAATTGAGCGATGATCTTTTAATAAGAGACATACTAACTGAAACTCGCTTAAAATTTAAAGCAAACGAAGTTTCTCTTTGAGGATATCACAACGGGATAAAAATTGGACCATTTCCCTTTAAAAAGATATCCTTATTAGATGAGAGTGTGGGTACTGGAGATGCTAGATTGGCTACCAATTATCAAAGTGTTCCATTAAACTTATTTATACCCATCACAGTTGATCTATGACAGTTGGAAGAGGGTGGAATGTCTTTAACGATAGAACATGCTAAAGAAAAGTACCCAAACGTATATTATGAAATGATACAGAACGGATACGGATATCAATTTATATACCCGATAAAAATAAAAGGATATGACCCACCTATTGGTCTTTTTGTAGTTAACTTAGATCAATTAAGAACGAGGGACTTAATAAAAACAAACCCACTGACCAAAGTGGATTTTGAAGATTATATTTTTCAACAAGCCAAAAGGGTGGAATTGATTTTCAATGCACAATACACTAGATTAAATAGTAGACAATAACTAACACGGAGATAGATAAAATTTATGGCACAAAAAGATAAGCCTAGTGATGTTCTAAACAGGTATCGGGTTTTCCCAAGATTATTTGCATTGATTTTTCTAGTTCTTCTTTGAACAGTAAGCGCATGATTTATGGGCCTGCCTTCTCCGGGTGTCGAGCAAGCAGGGTTTGCGTCAACAATGGTTGCTACTGCTGCGGCTATGTTTCGTTTTTATGTAAACAGTGGTCCAAATTCTAGCAAAGCAACCACAGGGAATGAATAAGAATTATAAAAATAAATTATGAATAAAACAATCACGGGAATTCTAACTGGGATCATTATCATCCTAATTAGTTTTCTACTTTACACAGAGTATTTCAAAGTTCCTAAACTGGAAAAGGAGTTAAATGAATGAAAAAATGCTCCAACCAAAATAGATACACAATATGTTCAGGGCGAAACAGATACACTCTGAATAGCAAAAACAGATACAGTCTATGAAACGATATCAAAAGATCCAGTGCTTACCTCAGATGTCGACACAGCTCCTAAAAAAACCTATGAAACAGCTATAGGGGATTCTTTACTAAAAGGAACCATATATAATACTGTTATTGGTGATGGGTATTTAGCAGACGCTAATTTGACCTATTCATTTAAAAAACCTATATATACCTCTATGAGAGTAGATACTATATATGAGACAACGACTAGAACAGTATTAAAATTTGTACCTGAACAACGCCCTATGAGATTGCAGGTGGGTGGTATGTTAGGAGCTTCCCCGGACGGAACTATTCATTGAGGGCCAAGTGTTGGGTTACTAAATAAGAAAGATCACTCTTTTACTTATTCTTATGATGTAGCTAATAAAGGCCACTTTGTTACCTATCGTAGAACAATTCGATTCCCAAAAATAGACCTAAACCCATTTAACTAATGGCCGGAAGAGACTGGACTGAGAACCGTGTGATCGGTATAGACATTAAATTATTTGTGGCAATCATCTTATTGGTGGCAAGCACTGTGGGAGGATTTTATTATGTTATGGGCGAAATTGAGAAGGCAAAACAATTACCAGCCCCCGGTACTGGACAGTACTCGATAGACCGTACTGATCCTAACGCCATAGGGACTTGACCTCCTACTAAAATAGAGTACCAAATGAAGGACCAAACTTCTAGACAAACTCTCCAACAATTACAAGAGAGAGTAGAGCAACTAGAAGAAAAAGTAGATAGAATAGAACAACAACAATAAATAAAAATAAATAAAAATGAAACAGATAATATTAGCTGTCATTCTTTTATTTTCATCTATGTCAATTTTCGTAGAGCAGGATGTACCATTCCTTACTACAAAAAATTATGATGAACACGTCTCTCAAGACGGTGTAGTTGCAGTAGAGTTTTGAGCCGAATGGAATTCAGAAGAATCTTATAATCTTTGTGATTTAGAAAACGTCAAAGCTTATAGAGTTGACGTAGATGAAGAGTACATGCTTGTTTCCAGATTCAGTGTCAACAATGTGCCTACCCTTTTTATATATAAAGACGGTATATTGCGACATAAAGAAACTAGCGATGTCACTTTTGAAAAGAGGGCACACATAGATTTACTTCAAGATATAATAAATAACTTAAATAAAACGGAAAAATAATGCACCTAGAAGTACAACGGTTCTCATCTGCAGAAGATGATACCTTAGGTAATTTATTTATAAGCGATTCTTTATATAAATGGCTATGTTTTACCTTAGAAGACCAGAAGCAAACTAAAAAAGTATACGGTGAGACCAGAATACCTCCAGGGACTTATGAAATAAAGTTAAAAAAAGTAGGAGGTTTTCATAATAGATATTTAAAACAATATGGTAGCGACTGGCATAAAGGAATGCTCCACATACAGAATGTACCAGGGTTTACAGATATCCTAATTCATAAAGGAAACGATGACGAAGATACTGCTGGATGTTTATTATTAGGCGAAGACGCAAAAGGTAACTTTAATAAGAAAGGCGGGGTAGTAAGTTCAAAAAGCGCTTATGATAGAATTTACCCAATAATAAGAGATAAATTATTATCTGGCGAGCGTGTAAGAATACGATACCGTAATTTAGATACTCTTTAAAAAAATTAAAGTTTTATTTGCAAAAAATACCTAAGATTCGTAATTTAGGTCTAATCAAATAACGTAAATAATAAACACATGATATTAAAAAACTTCGAAGTAGAAAATATCTATAACATCTTGCAACAAGATATAGTAGATGCTCAAGAGATAAAGGATATTAAAGTAAAGTTCCGAATAGCGAAAATACTTCGTGTCCTTTCCAGTCCCTTAGAGGACTTCCAGAAAACGCGGAATGAGCTCATACAGGAACATGCTGAGAAGGACGAAGAAGGTAATATGATCCGCCCCACAGATAAAGAAGGCAAGCCTATTGAGGATCAAGTAAGAATATCTAACCAAAAAGAGTTTAATAAAAAACTTATTGTGCTCTCACAAGAAGATAACGAGCTAGAGTTGGGTACATCACTTTCTATTGATGACTTGGCAAATTCAGAGATAGATCTTGATGTGTATAAACTCTCAGTTCTTGAAAAACTACTAGATAGCGAATAACAGGAGGTGATTACTTTCCGGGGAAGGGTTTATAACTCTTCTCCTTATTTATACCACTGCAAACCCCATTGGTGAGGGGGCCGGTCTTTAAGATATGATTGAAAACTTAAGCAAAATAGAGAAGGGAGAGTACGGTTGTTTTGTATTAACTACAAAGTTAATAAAACGCGGTTATAGTGTTTATAGACCCGTACTTGAAAATACAAAAGTAGATATTATCGCTGAAAAAGATAACGTATACTATAGAATACAAGTTAAAACTGTCCAAACTCAGTCCCCCTCTTATAAGCTGATACCTGTGCGAAAGTTAGGGCACTCTAAAACAAAACATAAGGTGTCTAGATACACCAAAGAAAGTATAGATTACTTTGTTGGAGTAGATATAGAAACCGAGGATTGTTATGTTTTACCTGTCGAATTTTCTTCAAAGTATAGAACAGGTGTTAGTGTAAATACTTGCGAAAGGTATAAGAATAATTTCAATCTTGAGGAGCCTTACGTCGGCGACGGTGTAAGTGAACAACAGAATATCGGTGAACCCTTAACAGGTAGGGCTGATGGCGATACCGAGGCATAGGGAGTAAAGTTCCAGCCGTAGAGACTAGATGCTGTTGCATCTCTTTGAGATGAAGATATAGTCCAGACCACAAACAATATATTGGTAGTGAAAACTATAGTAGGTAAGCAAAACCGTGTGTCCCGGATTCCAACCCCGGGCTTGGGAGTTCGACTCTCTCCAGTGGTGCAACTCACCCAAGTATTATTATTTAAAGGCTCGCAGAACTGCGGGCCTTTTTAGTATGAGTTGACTTTTGGAACAGGCCTATGTATATTAAAGGGTCAAATTTAACTAAAAATAAAAGGAAATGAAAAAACTTGCTTCTTACAACTTTGATATAATAGACCATGTTATGTCAGGAGATCTAGAAAAGGTTGCTTCTGTTCTAGAAGGGCTTTCAGAGGATGTGAAAAACTCTACACTCCCCGATTTTAATGAACAGCAGGACCGAGACAGATCCGATTTTGCATTGGTCACCTATCACCCTGAGCAGGGCTATGTAAATAAATATGCTCACTACACGAAAGAACTTACTGAAGTATCTGCTGCTTTTTTAGCTAGCAAGAGAGATGAATTACCAGATGAGATTTTAAAAACAGCTTCAACTAATTTAAACCGTGCTTGTAAAAAATGGGGTATTCCCCTTCCTGAAGAACTTTCATCTTACAGTGAAAAAAGCGCGCAGTTTGTTGATCCAGTTATAAATTTAAATGATGTAGACTCTTTAGCCTATACCCTTAAGCTAGAAAAAAATGCGGAAGAGGATGCCTACTTTGCTTTACCTTCCCAGGAAAAATATCCTATATCTACACCAGAACAAATAACACAGGCTCAAGAATATTTTGATAAGTATGCCAATGATCTTAGTGTTTCTGAAGCATTGGAATACGCTGTTAGCGTTAAAAAAGCATGCAAGCAAACCGGAGTAGATCTAAAATCTGAAAAGATCAACAAAATCGCAAATTTGGATTTCTCAACTTTTAACCCTAATTTTCAATCTCATTTAGGGGTACGTAAAAGCTATCTCTTGGACTCAGATACTGAAAAACGGGCAATGTATGACGAGCTGGAAAAACTAGCCACAAATTACGAACCTTCAAAAGTTGCTCAGGTTTTAGAGCAGATTGACTTGGAGACTGGCAATGATCAGCTGTGGGGAAGAAAAATAAGTAACCCACTATTAGCCGTTGGAATGCCGAAAGAGGCACAAGAAAGACCTACTTTAGAGGAACTTCAAGCACTAGATTCAGCTGACCTAATGGACATTGTTGGTAACGATACTATCTCTGCTCTAAAGGGCGAAGAAGGAGTAGACGTATATAAAACATTGCCGAGACCTATGAAGAAAGAAATAGACTTTTTATTAGGACTGTAACATGAACTGAATAGCTTTCATACTTATCTCTGCGGCTTTTATTTGATTATATTTACATGATCGAAAGCTAGACACTTTGGAGAAGCAAGACTTTAAATTTGATATTCATGTCCATGTTAATGGAACTGATTCAACAAAGGTCGGCACAATAAGCGAGTCTGGTGAGGTTACAACTAAGGAGCCCACCAAGAAACGCCGAAAAGTGGAGATACCTATGGAGTCTCTTGGAAAAAAGAAAACTGACAACTGATTAGAAAAAGAACCTAAAGACTCAAATTTTTAAATATGAAAGATAAAACATTAATTGGCCTAGATTGCGGCACGGGGAACTTTGTTGCATCAAGTGGAGCTGGAATAGAATTACAAAGAAATGCTTTTCTTAGTATCCCAAAAGCCATCACGACCAAACGACAACTTAAGCGTATGAATGTTCCTTATATAGAGTTGGACGATGACTTATTTATTGTAGGTCAAGACGCTTTTAACTATGCAAATATCTTTCCTTCTGCGGAATTAAGACGCCCTATGAAAGACGGGTTACTTAACCCTGCCGAGAAAGACGCCCTACCTGTTCTTAAACACATTGTAGGATCTCTTATAGGTGGTGGAGCCTCACCAGGCAGCGAAGTGGTTTACTGCGTTCCGGGGACACCTATAGATGTTGATCGCCAAGTCGATTACCATTCGGATGTTCTTAAACAAGTTATCGAATTCTATGGATTTAAAGCCCGTAGTATAAATGAAGCTGTTGCGTTAGGCTTTGCAGGACTAGCAGATGATAACTATACGGGAATTTCTATTTCTTTTGGAGCCGGCATGGCTAACATCGCTGTTATGTATATGGGGATTAGTGCTTTACAATTTGCTGTAAGTAAGAGCGGTGATTATATCGACTCACAAGTTGCGGCAGATTGTGGTATCTCAGTTGCCAAGGCTCAACAGATAAAAGAGAAAGGGGACTATTCTATTGCACCTGTAATGAATGCTAAGACTCGAGAACATAATGCGATAAAGAGTCATTACGGTGCCTTGATCCGTTATATTCTTGCTAACATTGCCGCGCAGTTTGAAGATGCTGATGATACTCCAACCTTTCCTGATCAAGTACCTATTGTTGTAGGAGGCGGGACTTCAATGGCAGAAGGCTTTATAGAATTGTTCCAAGAACAGTTTACACAAGATGACTTTCCTATCGATATCAGTGAAATTCGATTAGTAGAGGAGCCACTAACCGCGGTTGCCCGAGGTTGTCTGGAAGAAGCTAAATTAGGTGCAGAGGAAGACGAGCCCCAAGATGGATAATACAGAAGCCCTTTCACAGGAAGAATACTTAGAACCAGAAACTATAAGAATGCTTAGAGGAGAGGAAATTTCCTCTCTTCAAGTATTAAAAGATATTACCACAAAGATTGTAAAAAACACTGAAGCTGCTTTTGTAGATTTCTATGTTTTTGAAAATATTGTGCACGTTTTAAACGATATCGAGCCAGACACTGAAAAACTGGAAGGAACTACCCCAGCACAAATATGGTATGCTCTTTTAAGAATTTCAAAAATGCGCCCTGATTTTAAATTGGATCACGAGGTTAAGATGTACATTAGATTTATCTACAGGAACGCCGGAATGGCTTTCTTACCGCCCCACCTAGGTGAGACGAACCCTAACCTTACCGAGATCATTAAGAGGGCGGAGAAGGGAAATATAATGGAAGATACAGAAAATCTTATAGAGATACAGGCAATACACTATTTACGAATCAAAGAATATTTAAAAACTAAAGGAATACAAATATAATGTCCAGCAGTTCATACGGAGACTATCAATCAGAGCGAGATTTTATAAGCCACGGCAGAAGGTATAGAAACCCTTTCTTTAGCCTGGCGAATAACTTTATACCTAATAACATAAAAACCTTATTTAAGTATTGTTATTCTTTTTTCCACACTGATCCTTTTCTAAGTAATGTTGTTAGAAAATTAACTGAGTACCCTCTAACTAAAATACTGTACGATACAGAAGTTAGTCAGAATACAAGGGATAAGTACGACAAGATCCTACATGAGAAATTAAATATAAACACCAAGCTTATTGAGATCGGTTTGGATTATTACACATACGGTAACTGCTTCTTAAGTACCTATGTAAAAACAAAGAGATTTTTACGTAATACAAAGACCGGAGAAACCCAACCAATTGAAAAAGCTAAATACCAGTATCGTAATTACCGTTTCTACTCCGAAGGTGATGAATCGGTTGAATTAGAGATACAAGATGAGCCTATAAACTCTATTGAAGCTTTTAGAGTTGTTAGGTGGGATCCTAGAAACATAGATATACGATACAATCCTTTTACAGGAGATAGCGAATATTTCTACGAGATGCCTAACTCTGTAAAGAATGGAATTAAATTAGGTCACAAACACTTAATAGAGAGTACACCAAAACTTTTCTTAGATGCTTTAAAAGAGAATAAAAAGCTAAAGTTTGACCCAAAAAACTTCTTTCACTTTAAAAGACCGGGACTGTCTTCATCAGATATGGCCTGGGGCAAGCCGATAATTTTGGCTGCCATCAAAAAAATATATTATCTACAAATACTTCAGAGCGGCAATGAAGCTATTGCACATGAGCATATTGTGCCTAAGAAAGCAATTTCCCCTGCTAATACAGCTACTTTAGATCCTCTTACTCAAATGAACCTACCTAAATGGACTGGTCAGATGGAAGAGACCATTAAAAAATGGAGAAAAGATCCTAACTACATCGCTGTGTTCCCTATACCTATAGGTTATCAGGAATTAGGTGGTAACGCTAGAGGCCTTATGACTACTCCTGAGATGAAGTTCTTAGAAGAAACTATTATTAATTCTTTGGGTGTACCTATTGAATTTATTAAAGGTGGAACGTCGTGGACTGGTTCTTCTATTTCTTTAAGAATTGTAGAAAACATGTTCCTTACTTACAGAGGGTTGTTACTTGATTTCTTAAATCATTTCTTAATACCTAAACTAGTCCACCATTTAAATTATCCTGAAGTTAAAGTGGCTTTCAAAGATTTTAAAATGAGTGATGATACTCAGGCTAAGCAATTAGTTATTCAAATGGCTGAGATGGCTAAAATCAGTGATGATAAATTACTTGAAGTATTTGGATGGAATCCTGAGGAAATTAAGAAGCAGCAGAAGCAGAGTCGAATGGAGCAAAGAGAGAATGCTGTTCACGATCAAGTTGCACAGGCCGAAGCACAGGGTAAGGCACAAGTAGTTATGTCAAAATACCAAGCTAGAGCACAAATGGAAGGACAAAGAGAAACCCTGAAAATAAAACTAGAGAGGCTCCAAAGCGAAATACAACAAGAGCAGGGAGAAATTCCGGAGGACTATTTAGATCTGGTTGAGGCTATAGCTTTGAGACTGATGCACCTGCCTCCAGAAATGCAGGTAAGTAGTATGAATAAGTTGCAGAAGACTGCACCAACTACGTACGCTCTTGTTATGGAGGCGATACGCTCTTACCAAGAAGCTGGTTTCGTACCAACATCAGAAGGAATGAGTCCGACAGGCGGAGAAGAGGGTAACCCAAACACCTCCGGAGTAGGGGGAGAACCTCCTGCTAAAAAGAAACCCGGTACTAGAGAGGGCGATAAAGTTAAGGTGAGAGATAAAGAAAAAACCAAAGGAAATACAAGAGGAGAACCACAAGCATAATGGAAAAATACGGAACATACGAAGTTTACAAAGACAAGAAAACCGGCGAAATTATTAGAGAGCCGGTAACAGGAGAAGCTTCCAAGGAAGCCTCTAAAGAAGATAAGAAGAAATATATTAAACTCGAAAAGGACCCACAAGACGAGGAAAAGTAATGGAAATTATAGATCCAAAAATAACACCTGGTGGTTCTGAGGGAGTTAAGCGTATAAAAGTTTTCTGCATTAATAACGATGAGGACAAGACAGAGTACGAGGAATTACTTAATAATGATAATGTAACGATTATGAAACAAGATGGCCCCACCCTAGATAAAATAGGCAGGGCCATAATTGTGGTTACTTGGGAAGAAGAGACTTAAGAGTTTCTTTTAGGAACTCTCGTTTTTCGTCCCAGTGAAACTCTTTTTTTATTCTTTTGGCAGCATCTGGATTAAACAACTGTTTTTTTCCATTTGACTGCCATTTTTTATATACTCTCTCAATAGCTAGTACATACTCCTTCTCGTCCACAATGGGGCGCATACTCCCATTATCATTTCTCATATTCACAACCCCTACGTTAGGTATTAACTGCCCAAACTCTCCTAACATTTCAGGGATAGCACTATTTTTTGGAGCTATACTCTCTACTCCTACCGAAGCACTCTCCAAGAGAGAAAGACCACAGCCTTCACCAATGGTAGTACTTAAATTTAAATCGGCGCAATTATACAAAGCGTTCATAACATCAAACCCTACCTCACCCGATTCTAAATCATGGGCATTTAAATCTACATTAGAGTCGGGATCTGATAAATCGCAACCTGCATTTTCCATGTGAGTTAAAAAGTGGTCTGAAGCACTTAACCCCATTACACCTGATTGTGCGTTTGTGTGTAAGTATAGCTTTACATCTTTCTTCTCTTGGCCCAGTTCTAACATATCCTCAGATTGGCAAAGCTCACAAATGTTTAAATTTTTTGGTTGCCAATGCCCACAATCCTGGCATTCGTTATATCCGTGTGAGAACATTCTAAAAGCCCTTACTGTAAGGTCTAATTGTTTTCTAGGTTGGTACCTATTAACATTTATGCACACAAATTTATTTTGCCACCCCATCTTTTCTTTATTAGCCTTTATAAGCTCTTCAGGTAGTCGTTTAAAGTTTTTAAAATCTACACCATGGTATAGTTTATGTATTGGTTTGTCTAGGTCCGGATAAAACTCTTTTACTACTTTAATAGCCCAGTCGCTATAGGTTATAATAACATCGCTAAGCTCTAATGCAGAATGGTAAACCTTGCCCAGAGGATAGCCGTCTATTGGAAAATAACTAATGATTTTGGCATTCAGCGCTTTTTCGGAAATAGTTTTTATAACTCCATTTATGTTCCATATATCTTGGAACAAGAATATGACATCTGGCTGCTCTTCTTCTACAACCTCATAAAGTGTCTGAGTATTAAATGGATCTTGCCTACTATCTTTTGTAGGGTGTACATAGCTGAATCGGGATGTATCAAATTTACGTCCTCTGAAATTATTTATAGCTACAACTTCTATATCGAAATATTCTTCTAGTCCTTGTAGTAATTGATCTGCTACAATTGCGAATCCTGTATGACACTGGAAGTCATGCCAGGTAATTAATTTTGGTTTGCTCATATAAATTTTTTAGGTTTTTATTAATGATCAAATATACGAAAATCTTAACGTAAAAAAAATCTTAACGTAAAAAAAAGGAAGAGTCAAATAAATGACTCTTCCTGACGGGTAAAAGTTTGCAAGCAGAACTCACAAGAACGAAAATCAGGACACCTCTATACCACTAGTGCGGCATTGGGCCCGCTGGTGCGCACCGGTCGTCCGGGCGCCTCCAGGCCTGAAGACATCCCCCGGCAGCTAAGCGTCAGATCCCCCAGAAGATCTGGGTTAACTCGACGGCCAAGCCCCGGGGACCATGGCCAGCTCGCGCCGGCATGCATCCAGGTAACAGCTGCGAACATCGATGGACCCTCGAACGGGAGGAAACCCGCCGGATCCGGATGGTCATCACCGCAGTGCACTGACTTGTCGAACAGAAAGTAAGTATAAAGTTTACTTTCATGAAACATTGAACCCATTTTACTAGACCGTGATCGAGTCTAGGTGGAACCTAGGAACGAGATCGAGTCTAGGTGGAACCTAGGAACGAGATCGAGTCTAGGTGGAACCTAGGAACGAGATCGAGTCTAGGTGGAACCTAGGAACGAGATCCGACCAAAGGTCGAGGTTTAGTAAAATGGAATGTAACTTTGAGTGCGAAACGCACACACTTTTTAACTAAATAAAAAGGATCTTATATGAGATTCTACCTTTCTACCGTCTGTTGTTTGCCCTATTTAAATGATCCATTGAAGGATCTTTAGCACGTAAGGGCCTACGTGCATTATTCTTATACCTATAAAATATTTTTTTTGTTGATACTTATTGCCCTCCTTAAAGAGCATAGTGATAAGCTGTCCGTGAAGGAAGAATAAATTAAGTTCAGATTCTCTGGCAAACTGAATGAGGACGACCGATGCGAAGTGTCGGCCACAAAGTAAATAAACTACCTTATTTAATTTTGGTCGACGCGAGTGTCGTGCGCCCGCAATGAAGTTGTCACTCAGAATATGAATCTTAATTTTTCTTACAAGCGGACCGGCTGAAACGCGATAGCGTGAGGCCGTATCTGTCTTTAGAAGCGAAGCGCTTCTTTTTTGATAAAATCTATCAACTAAAAAAATTCCAATCGCTGCCTTTCGTCTTTGAACTTCTCCAACACCTATTACAATGGGAGCAGGCCTTATCATGATTGATCTTGCCTGCTAGATCAGGGCATGCTTCTCTTACAGTCTTGTTGTACTCAATGTCAACGTTCTTTCTACCTATGTTAAAAAAGATTCCGAATTTTCTTTTGTTCCATTCGGTCTGGATTATCCAGTCATCTTTTTCACCTGTGAAAGCGAACTGTATTCCGTCATTGCCGTATAAATCTTTTACTACTTCATAATTCTTGATGTTTTCATTGTCAAAGGATAGGACGATATTTGTAAGGTTCGGAAGTTGTCTAAGTGTCTCAAGCTCTTCTTGCATACTCTCCATAGTCAAAGACTTTGAGATAATATAAAACTTAAAAGTAAGCTTTGAGATGAAATCGTAATGCTCCTTAATGTAATCCCCGCTACCATAAAGACGGACTGGAAGTTTTTCCACTCTTTTCATCTTTTTGCTACGGCTCTTACGAGCTTTACGGTATTCGTTGTCTAGTTGTCTGGCAAAGTTGTCTGCGTTGTCTGTAGCCCAAGAATTATTTCTTTGAATTTTAGCCAGGTATGCTGGATAAATATTCTCCATATTGTCTACGTACATTTATCTTGACCTTTCAGTCGAGTATAGACTATTTCATTATCCTTAAATTTTTTGAACTTTCTTTTTAGTTTATAAGGTGATTCTTTATATAACTCATTAAACATTTCAACGTGTTTGCATACATAATGAGTGGTATAAGTTCCACACTTTTCTAACTTTAGAGATGTTTTAGAAAAGCCATGCTTTTCTAACTCGTTTTTTACTCCTCGTACTACACTTTTAGTTCCAGAGAACCCTAACTTTCTGTATTGTTTCCATTTACAATCCTCGTCAGGGATATAGATATACCCATCTGAGTCAAACAATCCAAAAATAAAAGGTAGAATTAATTTGTCTTTTAACCCTGTTGGAAATTTTAAAACTTTTGATTTGTTTGGGACCACTCCATGTTTTTTCAAATCAGTTGCTAGCTTTTTATTTGTTATTCTCAAAGAGTGTATGTAACCTTTATTTCTATCGTACCTTCTGACCGGTCCAGAGTAATTTAAAGCTTTTTTAATAAACTCTAAGATATCTCTGTCTTTTACTCCTATGGCCAAAGTCGTATAGTTTTTGTTTGTAATGCATCCATCTCCATATATAAAACCTAAAATGTATGCTTTTTCTCTTGTGTCTATTTGTTCAAAATAATTTTTATCTACTGTGTATTTCATTACGAAAATATACGTAATGAATATCACATATCCAAGGATATTCGGCGCTTGTGAGAGATTATTGTTAGGCTCACCCTCTAGTCGTTGAACGTTCAAGACCCTTTTAACCTAGGTCAAGCTTCGCTGCAGATTGCCATAGTATTACTACCTTAGGTTTCCTGCAATTCACCGAATTTTATCAATACATGTTACCATGTAAAGCTGCTACTATTAACAGTAATCGCACATTTGAGGACATGTGCCTCTGCGATCGAAGTCTACTGACAATACGGTTTTCGAATTCTCGGTAAATGCTCGATTTCGCATAAACCAGAAACTAATTTAAAAGTTAAAAATTAAGAGCTTTACGCTCCATTTATCTTATACCGGATTCACCGGAATTTTTTTCACTTGTTCAATAAAGAACTTGCCCTGTTGAGGATTGACCTGATCAATCCAATTAGCATATCCTCTAAGCTTTTGTTTTTCATCTGGGTCTATCTTTTCACCAGATTCTAAAAGGTTGTGAAGTTTTGCCCTGAACTTTCTTCTTTTAACCTTTGAAACATTGGTCCTGTCATTTACAACAATACCCGTAACAGACATTTGTTTATTTGCTCGTTGGAATCTGGTTTTTTTTCTGTTTATGACGAGTCCAAAATCTTCTATAATTTTTGTAACGTCTGCCAAAATATGAGCAAGGTCAATGTCTCCCGTTGCGTGTGAAAAAGTCATATCGTCTGCGTATCTTGTGTATGTTAGTTTATTATCTAAAGAATAACCATACAACTCTCTATCAAGATCGAAACAAGCTAAATTAGATATTACCGGGGAAGTTGGTGCTCCTTGTGGTAGCCCTCCTTTATAGCAGCAAAGCTCCGCTAGGTAATCTAATTCCTGCTCACTGAGGGTCGTTAAACTTATATGTTTCTTAGCCCTCTCAGTTGCTTCTCTGAAAACTTCAATAACCTCATCCTTTTCTACAGAAGGAAAAAAGTTCTTAAGGTCTATATTTAATAGAGCCTTTTGACCTACATGCTGTCTAGCACCATCCCCTATTCCGTATCCCGGTATAAAGCCGGTTGCAGATGCGTGTGGTCTCCCTTTATATAAAATGGAATGTAGAATGATGTTCTGTGCTGCTTTTAACTTGTCACTGGGGGCTGTTATTTTGCGTATTTTACCGCTCTTCTTTTTTATCCCAAACGTGTAATAATTAGCTTCAATTGGATTCTTTATTTCTTTTAGGTTCTCCTGACCTAATAGTTTTTTAATATTATTCATTTACCCTCTTAAAAAATATTTTTAAATATGGTTTTTGCCGCTTCAAATTTTTCATTACTTATGTCTTTGAGATGGACTACCTCATTAGAAAACTGCTCTAGGGATTTAGTAGTTCCGTACCCTCTATCCATTAAAATAGACGTTACCTTGACATTATTCTCATCTCTCCAACTTAAAAAACTTTTTAAGAAAGCATCAGTAACCCCGGAACATCCGTCAGTTAGCATTATTACATCTGCTTTAAAAAATTCAGGTTCCTTGTCGATCTCTATTCGAGACCGTTTTAATGGTACTTCAAAATTTGTTCCCGCACTTTCAAAGTATTCAGCCATTTCTATAACCTGTTCTACCTTAAAAGGCTTCTTAGGGCTAAAGTAATGTGTCACTAATTCTGATGGATGCGAGGCGTCAGAGAAATGTATCCCTAGAAAGGCTCTCTTCTGCCTCCTTGATATTTCTAAAAGACTTAGGGCAACCGCTTTCGTAAAGATTTCATTTTCTCCCTGCATACTTCCTGAGGAGTCCATTAAAACTAAGATGGGTCCCATCCCTTTTTTAGACTTAGTCCCGTAATTGTGTTGCATTAACCTTCTCTCGGAGTATTTCTTTAAAAATACTTGACGATACGTACTGTGGTTAAACCCTACTAATTCTGAGGGAAGCACTCTGGGGAGATCATTACCTATTGTTACATCTCTTAATGTTTCTTTGGCTTTACGGGAGTTTTCCCTCTCTCCCTTTAGATAGATCTCTTTTAATCGGCCAGCTAATAAAGATATTTCTCTAAGCTTAGGATTTTTGCTGATCTTGTTTATTAGACCTAGCTTTTCTTCATAGGGCATTTTCTGGTAAGAACCGTCATTTCCCAATCCCCAGTTCTTGATATTATCTCCAAGCTCCCGCTGCTGTCCAGCCAAAACATTTAGTGACCTAATTAGTTTTGATCTAACCTTATCTTTGAAAAGCTGATCTATTTTGTCTTTTGCTTTCTCCATAGCATCTTTTACCTCGTCCAGGGTATGTTCTTTCCCAGGCCCTAGTTTTTTAGAGGCCTCCTCAATTACAGATTCCATAGCTTGCATAATTTGGTTGTATTCTGTAATGATGTCGTCCAGATCCTTTAAAAGGTCCTCAATAAAAACCTCAGTACCTGTTATGGATGCTATCTTATCATTTCTGGAGAAGTTTCTTATTTCTTTGAAACGTGAAGATTTTGTAAAAGCCTCTAAAACTCTGTAATTCAGCTGATGAGATGATTTCATTAACTGTGGTTTTACAAGCTGGGGATAATGCCGGTATAGGGCTGTATAAACATCGCAGATTAAATCCCTCACCGGCGGGTATTTATCCTTATATTTTTGGACAATTTTCTTTAATCGCGAGCTTTTTTTAAATAATGTTTTATCGAAATTTTCTTTATCTATAGTAGTTGTATGAAAACAATTCTCGTACAGCTCTAACTCCTCTGATAGGGAGGTGTTGTTCTTTCCTAAATATTTCATAAATTTAAAGGGGCTCCTTAAGGGCCCCATATTATAGATTAAACTTGCATATCATGGATGCCGTGTCCTTCGCTAAAAATGCGTTTGACCCAGCCGTCAATAGTATTTATCTTTTTGTCTATTGTTTTTGTACTTTTACCGTCTGAAACTATTCCGTCTTTTATCTCGTCTAACCTGTCACGGACATCTACTAAGTCTTGAATGAAGTGCACATAATTACCCTCTGAGGTACCGTGCTCATTAAAAGCTTTCTTGTATTTGTCCATAACGTTCGTGGCTTTAGAAAACTCTTCGATAATTTTCTCAGCCTCTGAAGATATGTTAGCATAAACCTTTGCACTTATTAAAGGAATATCGTCATCATTTCTCCATAAGACGTTTACTAGGGTTTCCAAATCGTCTATCTCTGCTTCTTTTCTACCCTCTAGTAAAGCATTCGCTTGTACTATTTTCATGCTTTGATTAGCCATTCTAGGTGAAATTTCTAGTCCTTCAGATCGTAAAGCATTTTTGATTTTAACAAATGCTTTTAAAACACTTAAAGGAACTGTTACCTCACTTCGCAGCTTTTGTAGGGTGTGAACCTCGTCCAAAGTTATAGATGCTTCTTTTACACGAGTTCCCTCTAAAGAGTTTTGCATCATCTTTACAAGATTCGCGTCTTCTTGAATCGTATCTACTTTAAACTTTAAAATAAATCTGTCCAATGCGGCATCTAAATGATCATTAGCTTCCGGAAGTTCATTAGAAGCACCGGCTAATAAGATGGTAGGTACTTTGATTTGTTTACCGTGATTATGAAATACCCGCTCATTCATTACAGATAACAAAGAGTTAATAACCCCATTGTTACATTTCCAAATTTCATCTAAAAATACAACGTGAGCCTCGCTCAGCATTCCCTCGGTATGTCTCTCAAACTTGCCCTCCTGTAAACTAGTTAAAGAGTATGTACCAAAAAGTTCGTCAGGTGTGGTAAATTTACCAACCAACCATTCAAAATAGTCTGATTCAACAATTCTTTTTGAAAAATCTTTTATGAGCAGACTTTTACCTACTCCGGGATCACCTAGTAATAGAACATTAGTGTTAGCTATTATAGCTAAACTAAGACCGCGTATTTCTTCGGTGCGTTCTACGTGAAATAAATTTAACTCATTTTCTATGTCTCTCATTTTTTGGGCTTCGCTTTGCCCTGTAAGAGTTTTTGTCATTTATTTTCAATTGTTTAGTTGTCTTTTGTTTCCTCGCCACTATCAACTGCTGCTTCGTATAAGCAACAAAAGGCATCCAGTAATGTTATCATTACTGTTGTCATGGAATTAAAAGACTGTGTTTAAGTTAAAAAATTAATGTATAAAAAAGGACCCGACCCGGATCCTTAAAATACCTTAGGTCATAGATAGTATGCCCTAACCGGGCCTACCTATAATTCCTTTCGTCAGGTTTCGTCACGGCTCAGTCGCCGTCGATGCCGGCGCCACTAGGACGCTCATAGGCTGTATAGCCTGTAGGCACGAAACCCTCCGTATGGTTAAGAGTGTTAGCATATAAATTTGAGCGTTCTTAATCGCTCATCATTCTTATACCCAAAAATGTTGACTTTCTGAACCCTCCTGCTTATCTTTTATTAGTCAATAATGATTTAAAAACAACCAATGTCAGATACAAATTTCTTAGACCACAAAGTACAAAATCAGCAGATACAAAAATCTCTGCAAGATTCCATAACGAACATGTTTCCTGTAGAACAAGATGGAAAAAAGTTAATATTATCCAATTTACAAATTGAAGATACCTTGGGAGAAACAGATTTCCCAGGCCAGAAAGAAACTAGGCTAAATAGAGGTAGCTGAGAAGTCCCTATTAAGGCTGATTTAGCTATAGTAGATTCCAGCTCTGGAAGAACTATATCTAGTAAAACTAATGCCAAAATTGGCGCTATACCAAAGCTCACCAATAGATTTAGCGCAATTGTAGGGGGAAATGAATATCAAGTTTTTAACCAGATAAGAAGGAAGAGTGGTGTTTATTCTCGTAAGAAAAAGAATGGGCAGTTAGAGAGTGAGTTTAACTTAGAGAAGGGTGCAAACTTTTCTTTGGAGCTAGACCCACAGAAGCAAATATTTTATTTAATTTTGAGAAGTGGAACTCGTAAATACCGTTTGTATACTCTGCTTAGCCATTTGGGTATGATGGACTCAAAAATGAAAAATGCTTGAGGAGAAAATCTTTTTGAAACAAATAAAAGTGGTTTTGAGCGAACAGAGCAGAGTGAGATTGTTGATTTATATAAAAAGTTAATTGACAAGAATAATGTACCTCAGACTCTTTCTAAAGTAAGCGCCGGGCTTAGAAAATATTTTGAAGAGACGGCAATGAACCCAGAGGTAAATAAAATCACTTTAGGATCCGGGCATAAAGTCGTTTCTCCAGAGGCTCTTATCGATGCCTCAATTAGGCTTCTTAATATTAACAAGGGGACAGAAAAGCCTGATGAGAGAGACTCTCTTATTTTCAAAAATATTTACGCACCAGATGACCTTTTAAAAGAATATTTTAATGCGCATGGTAAGACTATACAAAGAAAGCTACAAAACTCTTTAAGAAATAGAGACCAGGTTGGAGAAGTAGTTGCTTCAAACGTTTTTACAAAACCTTTGAGAAACTTTTTTACTACAAGTGATCTATCCTCTACACCGCCACAAACAAACCCTGTGGCTATGCTTACTAACGCACGTAAAACTACATCTATGGGAGAGGGTGGTATTCGAAACATGCACTCTATTACTATGGAGACTCGTGATGTTCAGCCATCCCATTTTGGGTTTTTAGATTCCCTTTCGACACCAGAATCTCTGAAAGTAGGGGTATCTGTGGGTCTAGGTAGTGAAGTTCATAAGAAAGGTAATGAAATGGTCACTCCGGTGGTTATGCCAGACGGTAAAATTGAAGACAAGAGCCCTATGGATTTTTATAACTCTACTGTTGGGTTTCCAGATCAATTTACTATGAAGAATGGGAAGCCTAAAGCTCTTTTCAAAAAGGTTAAGGCTATGAAAAATCACAAGCCTGCCGAAGTTAAACCTAGTGAGGTTGATTTTTATCTAAGATCTCCTCAAAGCATGTTTGACTTTGGTGCTAACCTAGTTCCTTTTTTATCCACTACTCAAGGTAACCGGGCCTCTACTGCCGGACGAATGATTACACAGGCCTTGCCTCTGGATAATCCGGAAGCCCCTCTGACTACTGTCAACCGAGACGGAGAAAGTACCTATGAAGATTTTATGGGAACTATTTTATTACCTACTCTTTCAAAAGAGAGTGGAAAAGATAATGTTGGTGGTACTGTAGATAAAATAACAGATGAATATATTCATATAAAAGGTGATGATGGCGAAGATTATAAAGTAGGTCTTTATAAAGATTTCCCTCTTAACCAAGACGGTTTTTTAAACACCTCCCCTATTGTAAAAGAAGGCGACAAAGTTAAACCAAAAGACTTATTAGCTAAAAGTAATTTTACAGATGATAAAGGAAGACTTGCTTTAGGTAAAAACCTGACAGTGGCTTACATTTCGTACAAAGGTAATTCTTTTGAAGATGGTGCTACTATAACTGAAAGTGCTGCCAAAAAACTTTCTCACTCCTCTATAGATAGGATCAATGTGTTCTTTACACCGAAGCTATCTGTGTTTGACAAAAAAAGATTCAGAGCCTTATTCCCTGAGGAGCTCCCTCCAAGTAATTCAGATAAATTAGATGAACAGGGACTACCTAAGCCTGGTGAGAAATTTCAAAAAGGAGAAACTTTAGCAGCCTTTTTGGTTAAAAAAGAAGTAGATGACTTAGATGCTTCTTTAAAAAAGTTAAATAAAGCTATTTACACTCCTTACTCTAAGAACGTAACCGTCTGGGATGAGGAAGATGTAGGGGAAGTTGTTGAGGTTAGAAAAACTGGAAGAAACATTGACATCTATGTTAAAAGTGTTCACCCTTTCAAAGGAGGAGATAAACTATGCGTAGATGAAGAAACGGAATTTCTAACTGATAAAGGGTGGAAATCTATTTTAGAGTTAAAGGGTTCTGAAAAATTCTGTACCCTAAATCCAAATGGAGAATTAATAGAGTACCAAGAGGCCCAAAGTATTAATATATATGACCATGAGGGTCCTATGTATAAGATAGCAAATACTACTATAGATCAACTTGTTACTCTAGGCCATAAAATGTATGTTAAGCCTCGTAACCCTTTAAATAGTGGATACGGTTTATTTAATCCTAAAGATATATTTGGTAAGCGAGTCAGGTATTCTAAAAGTGGTAAATGGTTTGGGGAGGATCTTGTAATACCCTCTGAAATACAACATGAAATTGATGCTTTAGATTTTGCTTCATTTATGGGATGGTTTTTATCTGAGGGAAATACTAACAAAACTCCAAAAGGGTATGTAACTACAATCCATCAGAGTTTAGAAATAAATCCTATTAACTATAAAGAGATAGTTAATTTACTAAAAAGGATGAATCTTACTCCAATTGAGCAAAAAGATAGAATTACCTTTAATTCCAAGTCTTTTTATTACTATTTAAAGCCTTTCGGCAAATCCTTTCAAAAATTTGTCCCAGATGCTATAAAAGAGTCTGACTCTGAATATATAGAAGCTTTTTTAGATGCTTACTGTAAAGGGGATGGTTCTATAAATAATAGCGGGCAAAAAGTTTATATAACATCCTCATTAAAAATGAGAGATGATTTGATGGAATTGATACTTAAAAACGGTATGGCAGCTAATTATACTTTAGCTTCTCCAGCCGGTACCCGGGTTTTTGAATATTTTTCTAACTATGATTGTTGGAATATTAGAGAAATAAAAACAAAATTGTACCCACAAGTTAATCATGGGCACGTACATGATCAAAATGCACAAGAAGAGGATTATATACACTATGAGGGCAAAGTAGGATGCCCTACTACTCCTAACGGTATAGTTTATATTAGAAGAAATGGTAAAACTAGTTGGACTGGTAATTCGTCGCGCTATGG